CATGATGTCTGCGGCGCATTCCGTGTACTGGAGCGACACGAAACTAGCGTCCATGCCAAGCAGCGGATACATCTCAGACATCTGCAGAGACCGCGCTGCGGCCTTCGTCTCCTTGTAGCCGCCCACCCAGCCCAGACCTATCTTGAAGCCTGGCAGAGCATCTACCGTGGCATTTCTGCCAGTGATGAGATACGGAGTCTTCGGGAACTCACCGTTCGACCTGAAGTGCCTGCCAAGGCTACCAACCGGGCAGCGTGCGGTAAATTCGTAGTCATTGACCCAGTGCAGCCACTCTTCCTTGCGCGTGCCGTGGCAGTCAATGCCGAACGAACGCTTGAACAGTTTCACTAGCCGCGGATGGCAGTCCAGAACCACTTTCTCGGAAACCGCTTTCAAGTCAGGGATACAGGACGAAAACATCACTTCGTCGCCGATGCCCTGCTCACCGTAGACGACAATGCGCTTGCCATGCTCGCCTTGCCACAGCGGCAGCGTGGATCCGTCAGAATGCGTGTAGGTGCGACCGAGACCGTTCTTACGATGTGATCCTTCGTCGTAGTTGGTAAATCCTTCCTTCCACTCACCGAGCTCGAGTTGCAACAGCCCAAGGTTGAACTTCGCCTCCGGGTGATCGGCTTCGATCTGCAGAGCTTTCGTAAGCCACTTCTTCCCGCCGGCCGGATGCCCCTCATTCACGTGCATGCAACCGATATTCGCGTGGATGTCTGGGTGGTCAGGCGCGAGCGCAATGGCACGCTCGAAAATTTCCTTAGCCTTCGCCTTGTTGTCCTCGTAGCGGTAGCAAAGACCGATGCCCATCAGGCACTCGGCTTTCTGGCGCTTGATGAACGCCTTCTTCCCGTCCTTGGAAGAGTCAGGATAGAAGATGCCAAGTTTCTGATAGTACGCATCGGCGTCGTCCAGGCGCTCGAGCGAGCGCCACAGCGACGAGTATGCGAGTCCGGTCTTCCTCTGCGCGACGAGGCACATCCCCATTGCGAAGAGTAGTACCGGATTGTCGAAGTCTTCGTTCAGAAGCCGATGGAGAGCCGTCTCGGCTTCCTTCAGCTTGTTGCTGTTTAGGAGTTGTACTGCGTCATTGTAAGGATTCAAACGCCCCTCTTTTTCTTGTTGAATTACTACTCAACTGCTTAGTTCGTGATGAGAGGATCGTCCATCTTGTAGAGCACAGTTACGCGCATCGTGCCGCCGGATGTGGAGTTCGAGGTAGATCCGGTAACGTAAGCCCTGACTGTTCCAACCCATGAATACGAGAACGGTACGCCGGCCGTAGCGCGGGTGACGCCAGTTGCGGAAATAGATGCCATGTAGCGCTCGGTTACGCTGTCGTCTCCAACACCGAATTGCGCCGTAGTAGCTGCGGTCGCAGTAAAGCGTGTAGTGACATCGACCACGACGGCGCCGATCGGCAACTTGAACAGGTTGACGATATCTCCAGATGACATCGTGTTGCTGAACGAGTATTCGGCTGTCTCACTGTTGAGTCCAGCGTGAACGGCTTTGATTGACGCGCTAGCTGAGGCGCGTGGGTGTGTGTACGTTGCCATTGACAAGTGTCTCCTATGGTACTCGGGCCGGAGCTTGTGACCCCGGCCCGTATTTCATTACATCAGTTAGTTACTAGCGGGTCGTCCATCTTGTACAGGACGGTGACGCGGATCGTGCCCCCGGTGCATAGCGAACCCACGCCCGTGACGTACACGCGAATCGTGTCCGCCGTCGAGTATGAGAACGGAATGCCTGCGGTGGCCCGAGTTACGCCAGTCGCCGAGATCGAAGCGCTGTATCGCTCAGTGACGCTGGTATCACCCACACCGAGCTGGCCTACCATGCCTGCTACCTGTGTGTAACGGGTGATGACATCGACCACGACGGCGCCAGGGGGGACTTTGAACATGTTGATGATGTCCCCGCCGGACATCGTGTTGCTGAACGAATACTCAGCAGTCTCGGAATTGACCCCTGCATGTACCGCCTTGGTCGAGGCACCTGCCGCAGCGCGAGGATGGGTATAGGTTGCCATGTTGTTATACCCTTAGCTCGAGGTTCTGGCCGCGGCGTAGGTGCTCGCCACGATCGAACCGAAGTCCTGCGAGTTGAACTGGAGTTTTTTCAGACCCCAGATCGCGCCCGCTGACACGCCGAGCTGGTTGCCATAGTCGAAAAGTTCTTCGACCCATGAGAACCGTTCGGCCCCGTTGTCTCGTCCGTAAGCGATTGCGCCAGCCTGAGCCCCAGCGAAGACCGAGCGGTACACGTTGGTCTGCGTCGATAGCGTGCCGGAAGCGATCACCGGAATGCGTACCGCAGTGTGCAGAACGACGTTGTTGTACACGCCCAGCGCCCCAGTGAAGATCGGGTTGCCGGTCACTTGCCCGCCAGTGATGGCGGCTTTCTGGATGTCGTACCAGCTTCCAGCCGCGGCCGAGGCGATACGCAAGTCCGTCACCTGATATGGGTGCAGGAACATGACGTAATACTCCTCGCCCTTCAGCTTGATCGGACGGATCATCGGAGTCAGCGTCTTCGCCTTCTCCACGCATACGTCGATCAGCGTCAGGCTGAACTTCTGGGTCGAGGTCGCCGAAATCGAAGATTCGGCAGTAGCACCACCAGCAAATACCCAGTTGTTCGAGGACGGCGCAACCGCCGCGTTAGCCCCAGTGTAGCGGGTATCTGACTGCGGAGTATTGCCGCCAAGCTGATTGAAGAACGCGGTATCCATACGACCGGCGAACCAGTCTTGCAGGCCCATCCGCGCCTCTTCACGAACCGAGAACGGAACCCGTTGCTCGGACATCTTACCGCCGGACCTGACCGCATGACGAAGTTGGTCAATCAGCACGTTGTCAGAATAGGTCGTCAGCGGCTCTTCGTTTCCTTCCAGCGTGCCGTCGCCGGAAACACCATCTCCGGTCAACTGCATTCTCAGGCCGACAGTGATGCGATCGCCGGGAGACTTGCTCGTCTCTTCCTTGATCTGGATCACCGAGTTTTCGTCGTCGCCGATGAACTTATAGATGAACGTCTCTTTAAGTGCTTCGTGCGCGAGTTTCTTCGACCAGAGCTTTACTGCCAGGGCATCGTTTACCCCGTAGCTCGTATTCACGTTGAATCTCCTGTTACCGTTAAAAAGGGAACTGCTTTCTTGCCCTCTAGCGGTTCAGGCGTCCGGCATGGCTTTTGGTGACGCTCGGCCAAGCGAGCGGATGCGGCTTCTCGCCGCAGGTCTAACGATTGCGAACGCTACGCACCTTCTTATTTCAATGCAAGGGGCTACGTTTAATATTCTTAGCCCACCAGTCTTTATCGGCCACCAACCGGTCCAGTTGCTCGTTGTCCATTTGGGCTAGGGACGAGATGCTTGCGTCGTCTGGGCCGGTCCCGCCACCGCCGCTCTTTGCGAGCTCCTGCCCCTTCTCGATCGCCTTCAGCTTAGACTCGCCATCAGATTTAGCCTTCTCCTCGGTCTTGGCTTCCTCTTTCTTGCCAGTAAAGCCAACGCGCTTTGCCATCTTATAGACCGCCTCGGCAGGGTCTTTGCCAGCCTGTATCGCCTTGTGCGTGATCCCGATGGCCTTGCCGAATACCAGTTTCGGCACTTCCGCGGCATCGAATCCAGCTTCCAGGAACTCGTCGCGCCACACGTCAGTCAGGTGCGTGGATGCATCCCAATAGTCTGGATGTTCCTTGGCGAACACGGCTTCCTTGGCATCCACGGCTGATTTGTGCTTGGATACCTCTCCGGTGGCCTGTGCGGCTTGATCCTGCTTTTCCAGCCTCGAGCGGATCTCGTCCAGACTTTTCTTCAGGTTGTCGTTCTCATGCTTCAGGGCGCCGGCCGGGTCGTCCTCGAACTTAGGCGCCGGAGCCTCGGCCTGCTTCGCAAGTTTGTCCACGAAGCCCTGTAGCTTCTTGTCGCCTTCAGCAACCAGGTCTTTCAGGGATTTGAGCTCGGACCTCAATTCCTTGTTTTGCGAACGCGCTTCATCGAGAGCAGCCTTGGGGATCATCGGTTGCTCTGGCTTCGCTTCTGCCTTTACCTCTGTCTTGGTTTCTGCCTTTGCCTCGACCTTTGCCTCGACCTTGGTTTCCGGCTTCGGCTCAGGTTTTGTCTGGCCGTCGTCCTTAGCCATCTGGTCAAATAGCTTTTGTTCTTCTTCGTTCAGTGGCGCTGCGTCTGCTGGCATTTTGTTCTCCTATTACATCTCATCAAAGAGGGCGAGGAGTACGGTTTCTTCCTCATCGTGTAATTTCTGCAGTTGTTGTTCTACCTGCCTGCGCCTTGCTTCCAGAGCTGTGACGTTTCGCTTAGTGCCTTCGATCACTAGTAGACGCATGAGAAGTTGGTTTTCTTCCAGAAGCGTCTCTAGTTCGGCAAACTCTCGGCTCTTTCTCGTCTGGACTACTTCAATCAGTGACTCCTGTAGCATTGCGGTTGCTACATCGGCCCGCGGCACTTCGCGCTCGGCAATGCAGCGCTTGATGTATTCCTCGAATATCAATGGGTCGCTGTACGGACCTCTGATGCGCTTCCTCGGCTTCGATCCCCCGACCTCGATGACGGGTACGCTTATCTGTTGCGCTCCCATATAGAACGCGGTAATCGAAAACGCATCAACCGAGAACGCGGTATTAGAGAACGAAGCCATCTATGCGCGCCACAGGTCTAGTGCCGTACCAGAGCCAATCACCGTCACTCCGTTGATGACCAGTACATTCGCGTCGAGTTTGCTGGCAACGGTAAATGTCAGGCTATCGGTCTTAGCCTTGATCGCGCCGACATCCGACGCAGTGAGCCCAGTAACGCTGCCGACAGATCCAGTGACATTCCCGCCGACGTTGCCAGTTACACTTGCCACCGCGCTCGCCGCAACTGCGGTGCCAATGGAGGTCTTCATCGCCGCTGTGAAGTCGCCAACAGTCGGCGCGTTAGTTAGGTTCGTGGCTGTAGTAATCGTGCCGGCAGTGATGTTCGTCGGGCTCGCTACGGAATTCGGGAATGTGACTCCCGCTGCCGCCGTCACTGTCTGACCGGCGAGTTGGTCAGAGTTCGCCGTAACCCTGGCCGTTACAGACCCTACCGCACCAGTGACGCTGCCAACAGAACCCGTCACCGAACCGACCGCTCCGGTGACGCTCGCCGGCGTAGCCGCGTTGAGAGAGGTTTTCATCGCGGCGGTGAAATCCCCGGCAGTCGGCGCGTTCGTCATGTTCGTCGTCGTGGTGATCGTGCCAGCGGTGATGTTGGTGGTGCTGGCCGGCGCCGCGGGCAGGTTGTCTGTTTTCGCCTTAATCGCTGCGTTGTCGCCGGTTCCTCCAGACTTCACGATGGCGAATGAATCCCCCGTTTGCAGAGTGTTGCCGGTGTAAGTCGTCAAGGTGTTGACGAGGTTGACCGTGCCTACCGTAATACCGTCGTCGACGACGTTCGACTGTGCGATGCACTCGAGCGTGATGAGCGTGGCTTTCGCGCCGACGCTGTCCGCCGTCTTGCACGCAATGCGTGTCGCATTCGCCACCGGGATCGGCGGGTATATCGGGCGATAGCCTGTCGCAGTCGTGGTGCCAGTAGACAGGTTGATGAGATATTGGCCTACAATGGTTTCTGAGCCAGCGCCCCCGGTAGCAAGTTGCACGACATCATAAGTCCCGCCGAGAGCAGCCGCGGCTTCGACATAGATCCCGGTGATGTAGAGAGCGGCTGAGGTACTCGCAATCAGCTGCACGTAAGTCGTGGTGAATACGTTCGCAGCGCCGGACGTGCAGGATGTTCCTGCCGCCGGAGCGGTTGGGATTGCGAAGTGCCCAACGCCTGCGGTTTTTACCGACATGCAGCCCCTAAATTCAGCCGTCTATCTCCATCGCCAAACTACCGTCAGGCTGGCGTCTTGCGGTGCCCTTGCGGCGTCCGCGCGTCGATACGGATTTAGCAACATCGGACAACGCCTTCGTGTGCTCCGCAAGAGCCTTCGACATCTCTCCTGAGCCGGTATCGGATATGACGAACGTGTTGTTGTCTGGTGCCTTGTCTTTCTCGGACACCTGACGCGCCTTGATAATTTCGTTCCTGAAGTCAGACACGATCTGCGTAATGTGCTTGAACTCGTCCGAACGACGATCCATATGCGATGTAACCGTATCAACGTGCGCTTTCAGAATCGCATTCGCCCGTTCCACGAATGCCTGCATCTCGGACTGGCGTTCCTTGGACGCGATCTTGTCCGCAGACTCCGCGTGCTTCGCGTGAATCTTCAGGATGTCAACCTGCGCGCCAACCTTGAGTTCGGAATTTTCCATCGTCAACTTCTGTACCTGCTGACCGGCCTGCTGGAGTGCCTGTTGCATCTCTTCAAACTTCTGCTGAACTTGCGGCGGAATCTTGCCCCTGTTCTGCATCAGTTGCTTGAATTCTGCCGCGACGTTCGACGGCAACGGCGCAAAATCGAAGATTGAGGGAGGAATCGGAATACCCTCTTTCATCATCACCGGCAGAATTTGCTGCATCGCTTCCCACGTCTTCTCTCGAAAGTCTGGCGATGTCGGGCTCTGATCCACTACCAAGTCGTACTCTACGGTATCGTCACGGCGAACCAGAGGCATGTACTTAGGATTACCGTTCTGGCCGACAACCTTGATAAGTCTCCCGTCAGAAATGTACTCGCGGATGAAGAAGAGGAGCATGCGCCCCTGCAACTTCCGGTACAGACGCAGGGCATCGAACAGCGGCGCAAGAATGCCGTAAGCAGACTTCCGACGCTGCGCCTCGAGCACTCCTGCCTGCTCGCGGTTGGCAAGACCAAGCGATTCCAAGTTGATGCCAGAGACATACGGCAGGCTCTCGAACGCGAACGACATCAACTTGTCTAAGCCAGCTGGCGGCTGGGCTGGCGTTCGTTCCCTGATCTTGTTAATCCCACCTTCGTTAAGTTCGATAAGCGGATTAGACGCTGCCCATTGCTCTTCTGCTTTACGCGGGTCTTTCATCGCGTTCGTCTCAACAAACGCGCCGCCCTTGGCGTTCGTGTTGATGATGTGCAGGATTTGCGACAGCCACTTGTTCGCCCATCGCTGCGGATCCATCATCGCCCTAACGATGCCGTACCACATCTTCTTATTGCGGTCGCGCTTGGCGGTGATGAACTTGAACGTGAAGCCGTCCTGGCACTCAGCTTTCTTGTACTCGAGCTCGGTGCGCCCGCAGTAGAAGCCGCGGTAGTAAACGCGCTTCAGTTGCTTCACGAACTTGAGATCAGTTTGCGTGGCTTCCTTGTACGCCTTGCGAATCTTGGCGAATTTTTCCTTGTCGATGGAGACAATCTCTCCAGTCTGAGGGTCTAGCACACGATAGAACTGCTCGCGCCAGAAGCACTGATATTGCAGGACTAGCGACTGATCCTTGTGCTTATCGAAATCGGTATCGGTATCTTTGTAGAGGAATGCTAGGTCTGCGTTGTGCGGTGTCTTGTCCGGACCAAGACTGTCCCACGGCGTAACGGAGGTGTACTTATCCGGCCACGTGTCCTCAATTTCCTTGTTGTCCATCCAGTCGGCGTAGAAGACGAAGCGCGCGTCCTCATTGCATTTCTTGACAGACGCCGGATCCCAGAATGATTTGATCGGGTCTTTTCGCTCGATGACGATATTGCCGTCAGGATTACTCTCGTAATCCATCTTCATCTCGGTAACGCCTACGCCGCAGATTGTGGCGTCGCGGAACGCTTCAGAGTCCTCTTCTTCTCCGTGGCACTGGTCGCTTACCCAGTGAGCCGCAGCGGTCTCAATTTCTGAAATCTGGACATCTCCCTGCTCGCGCGGGAAGTAACTGATCTGCTGGCGGGAATTGACCTCTAGGCCGCATACCGCATCCACCATGACGCCCATGCGATTGAACGTGACGGCTGGCCGTTCCTGCTCTTCCAACCTCGTCAGGTCATCAGGAGACCATTGCTGGCCGGCGACGAAATCGAAGCATGTTTTAGCCTCGTCACGCCAATCGTTCAGTCCATCGCGCGCATCCTGCCAGCGACGATAGACATGCTCGAGGCGATCCTCGGCTTCTAGGTTCGGGCCGGTCTCTTTCTGGACCGATGCCCCATAATCAGCCACGTTACTACTTGTAGCTCTTAAAGCTACCGCTCGAGCGCTTTACGTCGCCGCTTGTGTACTTCATCGTGCTGCCCCCGGCCGAGGAGTTTTTCTCCTGCGCCGAATCTCGTCCGCCTCGAGGCGGTAGTTTTCCTGTCGGGGTGTGCGTCTTACCGACGCGGGCGCTCGTAACGCTTCCTTTGCCTCTGGTGCTCTTGGTGACACTGGACATTTTATGTCTCTCCTGTTTATGCACTTAACCACGTTGTATTACGGCCATGCGCTCCACGCCTGCGCGAGTAGCGGTCCTGCTTCTGCGGCGCATCGCCATCTGCAACTGCGAAGCGCAGCATCATCAGTAAGTAGTGCGTCGCCTTCATCAAGTCATCAAACTCGGCGACAATCTTCCCATCCTTGCGGTGGTAGCTGCGGAACTCCTCGAACCACTGATGAAGGTTCCGATCCACCTTGAGCCGCCCTGTCTGCATCCGCGCAAGGGCTTCCCACACTGCAGCTTCGCTTCCGTTCTTGCGATCGTCAGGGAACTGTGCGTGTTCCGTGAGCATCTTCAAGCCTTGGCTCCGGTATAAATGCGCGATCTGTTCTCCGGAACTTTTGTCGTGCTGCAGCCCGTCGTGCGGCCATGATACAGGAATTGTATTTCCGCCTAACGCGACGATCCCTGCGGCGTAGACTGCGAGTGGCTGCTTCGACTGCTTGTACAGCGCGGTGATGTGAACACAATCGTTGTCCCTGTCCCATGCGGCTTTGACAGCAGCGGTAGGGTGATCGTGCCATCCGAAGTCCATCGCAATCAAGCGCGGCCACCAGGCCGGCGCCTGAATAGGATCCTCGGTAATCATGTCCTCGGACAGTTGGTAGACTGCCCCCTCGCCAAGCATCGGAATGCCCTTAGACCGAGCCTCGCGCTCATGCGGCAGGTAGCTCTCAATCGCCTTCCTGCGCTTCTCGGCATCGAAGTGTTCGGCCTCCTCAAGCGTCATCATCACAAGACCGCGATCTGGATGGCCTTGGTCAGGATAGAACTGCCGAACCACGTTCGACATTCCTAGGAGCGGCGTCAGCGTCAGGATGATCGGGCCTGACGACACGGCTGTACGAGCGCTCGCCTCGCTCTTGATGTCCTCCGGAGATTCCTCGTCCATCCACACACCCTGCCACTCGTCGGCCTGCCACTTCTCCCGCCCATCGGCGTAAGCCTTGAATACTGCCTCAGCGACGCCGCCGGACGCATGCCTAACGCGCACAATGTCAACCGCTTCCGGGATGCCGCGGGCGAGTTTGTAGTCGATCAAAGCCGCTTTCGGGATGGCTCCTGTGCCAAACCTGCCGAACGGCCCGAGTAGCATCTTCTGCGCCCCGTCGCGGGTTAGCTCAGCCGTCTTCGACCCGACGC